GGTAGTTCTTCAGAGTACGCCATTAAATCCCACCAACTACGCACTGTAATCATCATACAGCCCATGATTTGTTGTTTGTATTTGTTGATAAAAGATTTATTGTTACGATGATAGCCTATCAGATTGGAATCAGTAGGCGCTTTTATCTCTAACCCTCCGTCCTCTCCTACAAAACCATCTGGACTGCAACCAAACTCTTCTGAATCGTCTAGTATAAACCCATATTCTGTGACTTTTTGCTCAGTTACAAACTCATACATCTCTCTAGCTTCAGGTTCTAGCCTTGTACCCCTTTCCATATGCTCATTAACGTAGATAGGAACACGAACACCCTTTAATCTCTCTTCTATCAGGTCATTTATGTACCCATCAGCCTGAGAACTAGCTTTCCCTGCGGAGGTAATCAGCCTGTTAAACATGGAAGCAGAGGGTCTACCCAATCTTGAGGCAAACCACTCGTCACTCCCTTGTTCATGCTCTAGGATAATCACTTCTTAGCCTTAGCATTCAGTGCCGCTACAGCTTTAGAGTAGTGTACAGCTAACATCTCATCCACTGAGGTTGCTTTGAAGTGCTTTAAAAAGACTTTAACATCTACTTTATGCTCTTCGATTAGCCCTTTGATCTCTTTAGCCTGCTCCTCAGACACTACAGCATTTTGTACAGCTTGCGGCAAGTCTTCCCCTGCATAGATGTAAGCACCTAGCCCATGCATGGCGATAGCTTTCACCAAACAGCGCATACGAGCATCAGAAATGTCTCTGGATGTAGGATTAGGAACGGCTTTATTCCTATTGTCCATAACTGGTAGCCACATAGAGTGTGTTTTCTCTTTCACTGTGACTGATACGTTGACTTCACAAGTACCATTCTCAAGAAAGGAAGGAGGACAGTATGTGTAGCTTGAATCAGGGTAGTGTTCCATTAAAGTAGACCACGCCCATGCCCATGACAGGTAAGACAGGTTGCCTTTCTTCTCAATGTTTTTTGATACGTCTATTGCTGATAATGTTTTCCAAGTGCTCATTGTTCGCTCCTCGCTGTAGCATTCATCTCTAGGTTGTATGCCTTACCATAACCCTGTTCATAAGAGTCTGATTGATTAGGCAAAGCATCATAGCCTGCTATTCTATCGTACTCTCCACGATCATAGTCATTTAGATAATTCATATTATCCATGACTTTTCTCCATATTCTTTATCCATCGAGCCTCTATAACTTTAGCTTTTTTCTCGCGCTCATTCCAAAACCAGTCATCATTCTTCTGATCAGGGTCTATTGGTCGTCCTGCAAGTCTTGAATAAAAATCATCTAAATCATCTGGACATTGTATTGGATTGTCTCTCATGTCGATTTCCTTGTTTTGTTGTTTGTCATAGTATAATGGACTACGGTTAACTAGATGTCAACAAAAGTTTGACTAGAGATTAAAATTAATTTACAGTTCGCATTCACTACTAAGGAGTTAACATGGACATCAACAAATCAATCGATCATTTTATGTATGAGTTACGTTTAAATCAAAGTCAGCTTGCAGTTAATGCAGGGTTGGACATTGCTACCCTAAGTTTAATTAGAAACAACCACCGATCTCCTAACATGAAGACACTAACTAAACTGGCTAGTGCTTGTGAAGTTAAGGTTAGCGAGTTCATTGCGGTAGGTGAGTAATGGATAAACCATCCTATTTTGCTATTCTGACTGCTGATGTGCGGTATGACAAGACTTTAAAGCCACTGGCTAGATTGTTGTACGCAGAGATAACCGCATTGTGTAACAAGGAAGGCTACTGTTGGGCAGGCAATCAATACTTTGCTGATCTTTATGAAGTAGACAAGAACACAGTTAGTGGTTGGATAGGACAGCTAAAGACGCGAGGATACATCACAGTACAACTTGAATACAAAGAAGGAACTAAGCAAATCCTTCATAGGTATATACTAATTAATGGGGAGGGTATACACAAAATAATAGATACCTCCCTACAAAATAATGGATACCCTATCAACGAAATAATAGAAGTTAATAAGAAAACTAATAAGAAAACTAATAAGAAAACTAATAAGGGGATTCGTTTCACTCCTCCCAGTGTTGATGAAGTTAGTGATTATTGTAATCAAAGAAACAAAGGTGTTGATCCACAAACCTTTATTGATTTCTATCAGGCAAAGGGATGGATGGTAGGCAAGAACAAGATGAAAGACTGGAAGGCTTGCGTGAGAACATGGGAAACTAACCGTAAACAGCGATCTAAACCCAAACAACAGGGGACAATAAAAGATAGATCTATTGAAGATGCACTAACAGACACATCATGGGCGAATTAATTATGAAACACGATAGCAGAACAATTTTAATTGAGTACAAGGGTAAAAATCCTAAGCTAATATCAGGTACATTCTACAGCAGGGACGAGTTGGCTAAAGCATTTGGCGTATCTAAAACATTCGTATGCGAGCGATTAAAAGACAGGGCAAACGCTAGAGACAGTTACTTTAAAAAAATTAAGCGTGTTCAAGTTAAATTTAATGGCATTCAACATCAACAAAAATTAATGACTTTTGTAGGCGATGATGATCGGTTTAATGCAGAAGAAAAATACACATTAAAAACAATATCAGAAATTACTGGCATCAAAGAAAACGCATTAAGCAAAAGAATTGGTAAGGCTACTGTGTTTAATAGCCATCATGTCAGACCAACTTCTAAGTATCAAAATTATGGAGGAGATAGGGTGAAAAAAGTTTATCCTACTAAAAAACCTGTAACTAGCGTATTTGAAAGTCACATTGAATTAATTAGCGCACAATGGTTAAAAAGGAAACTCTAATGCCTGAAGGTTATACAGTAAAAAACGACAAGTCTTTGGAAGGTTACTTAAAGTTTGCAACTGAACTGTATGAGGAAAAGAAATACGTTACGTTTAATTACACACTTGGTAAACCACGATCACCAAAGCAACAAGCGGCACTGGAAGTGTACTTCAAAGAGGCGGCTAGACGTCTAAACGATGCAGGCATCTACCATCAGATGAACGCTAAGTTTATGAAGGGTGACATCGAGATACCGTGGACACAACAATCATTTAAATTATTTTGGAAGCAGATTCAAAACACCATGTATGACATAGAATCTACTACCGAGATACACTCTGACAAAGTAGCTAAAGTATATGACGCTATCAATCGGGGTTTGGTGGAGCGAACTGGTATACACATACCATTCCCTTCAAAAGACATGACTGAGTAGGAGATAACATGGAAATTTTATTAGGAATTGCATGGCTTATACTAATCGGAATGTGTGCAAGAGGTTGGTGGCATATGGTTAGTGATGAACAAAAACTTTGGGAAGAAAGAAAGAAGAAGAACAAACGCTAGGGTATACTCCGTGAAGGGTTCTGGAAGGGCGTTTAAAGGGCTTGTAGAGCTTTCTAAGCGCGTTTAGGGATAAATATGATCTACCCTACAGGGTATGGTAAAATAAAAAATAATGGAGGTTTAAATGTTGTTTTTCCCAACACAAAAACAAGACGCTGAAGCTAGGGAAGAATCATCTGGGTCAGCATTTAATAGTAAAACCATTCTTAAAAGTGGAACTGGTCAATATTCGGGTAATTTAGCTGAAATAATTTTTCGAGATTACTTAAATGAATTGATGTTAGAGCATGATTATACAGCAAAGACTTCTTATCATTATGACTTTAAGGTTGGTGATGCAACGCTAGATATTAAAGCCAAGCAAAGAACTGTGAAATGTCAGCGTGATTATGATACTCATGTTGCTTTGTACCAAAAGAAAAGTCCCTGCCATTACTATGTATTTAGTAGTGTGCTAATCCCAAAAGGGGAAACAAAAGCAAAAAGTGTTGAGTTTATGGGCTGGCACAGAAAAAAAGATTATTGGGACGAATGCGAAATAAAGCTAAAAGGACAAAATAGTAATGGTTTAAATGAACGTGAAGATGTAGGCAAAATGAAGTACCAGCAAATGTTACCTATGTCTGATCTTTTTCTAGGATTAGAAACTCATTTATATGAAAAAGCCTTTATTTAAAATGGAGAGTATTTATGGCTGTAACATTACGTTCTAAGTGTTTGACTGCAATCCAAAAGTTAGCAAGGATTTCAGCGGCAGATGAATATGGAATGGTTCAATGTGTATCGTGTGATAAGAGAATGCACTGGAAGGAATGTGATGGTGGTCACTACATAGCTAAGGGTAGTAGTTCGTACTGGGCATTAGAGGTTGAGAATGTCCACCCCCAGTGCAAGGGATGCAATGCTTTTGGTATGTCCAAGGGTAGTGCTGAAGGACAGTACACACTATGGATGATTGATATGTACGGTGAAGACTTTGTTAGGCAGATGCACCAAGACAAAAGAAAGATTAAAAAGTTGTACACTGTTGATTACAGAGATATGTTAAAAGAGTTTAATGATTTGATTAAATACCATGAGGAAAGATTGTTATGACTAATGGATTTTTAAACGATTTACGGAGCAAGGCCATTGAGTTAAAGATGCATCATGTTCCAGTACAGATGGATTCTATCTTCGAGGCTGTGCTGTATGGCTCTGCACTCCCTGCTTATGCAGTAGAAGAGATAGATTTAATCTGGTCTGAGGTAGAGGCTGAACAAGAGGCTCTTGCTGAACCGCCTACAGATGAAGAATTAAGGTTGCATCACCCCACGTTTAGTGTAGAATAGATTCTGTGTTAACTTCCAGTTACACAACCCCTTAGGATCTAAAAGATAATTTTCTATTTCATGTGTGTTACCTAGTGTTGTTTTGCCCCTTCGGGGGCTTTTTTTGGTATAATCAGAGCATGAGTATACAATCCCTATTAAGCCGTATCGGTGTCTCTGGTGTTAACAAGCCTAAGCGTACACCTAACCATTCAACAAAATCTCACGTTGTTGTTGCCAAGTCTGGCGATCAAGTAAAGACCATCAGGTTTGGACAACAAGGCGTATCAGGTGCAGGGTCTAATCCTAAGTCAGAGAAACAGAAGGCTAGACGTAAATCATTTAAGGCTCGACACGCTAGGAACATCGCTAAGGGTAAGATGTCTGCGGCATACTGGGCAGACCAAATAAAATGGTAGGAGAATACAATGCCAAAGCAAAAGAAACCAAAAAGATAACAACTCAATTTTGAAGAGTTAATTTAATACTCTCGGCAAGATGCCGAGCAAAATTAACCGGCACAGCATTACCAATCATCTTGTATCCATCTGCCACCCTAGTGTAAACAAACTCAAAATCATCTGGAAATGTTTGTATGCGAGCACACTCTCTAACAGATAGTCTCCGATATTTATCCTCAAATCCTTCTTTAAATAATTGTTTGTTCTTTTCAACCTTTATCATTTTAGGCGCTTGGGGATGTATTGGCGCATGTCTACCGCCTGCTTGAATAGTAAAAGATCTTTCACCCCAACCTCTGACTCGATTTCGTGACATATAAATTGTTGAAAAACCACCAGTCATGTATTCATGGTTAAGGAATTTGCAATTATTTGACTTATGATTCTTCGTCCCTGCTGGAACAACACTATCTTTTAGATCCCAAAT